GCGACGGCTCCGGCGACGGCTACGGCGACGGCGACGGCTCCGGCGACGGCTACGGCGACGGCGACGGCTCCGGCGACGGCTACGGCGACGGCTACGGCTCCGGCTCTGGTATTAAAATATTTAATGGGGATTTGGTTCTTGATGTGGATGGTGTGCAGACACTGATCGACCATCTCCATGGCAATGCCGCGAAATGCCGAATCCTCAAAGACGATCTAACCACCGAACCCTGCTATATCGTCAAGCAGAATGGATTATTTGCTCATGGGAAGACCCTGCGGGACGCCAGAAATGCCATTGCAGAGAAGCTGTTTGATGGCATGAGCGCGGAACAGCGCATCGAGGCGTTTATGGCGGAGCATCAGCTTGGCGTGGAGTATCCCAATCTTGATCTTTACAGCTGGCATCACAGATTGACCGGAAGCTGTGAACTAGGCAGAAGGACTTTTGCCGCCGATCATGGGATCGATGTGGAGCACGGGTCGATGACGGTGGAAGCGTTTATTGACCTCACACGGAACGCCTATGGTGCAGATATTATCCGGGAATTGGAAAACCGGTATGATCTGTCGCCCGAAAAACCATGAGGTATGCGTCTGTAAACGATTTACAGGAACGGATATGCTTAACGGCATTTTAACATATCACCCAATTTTTGACAAGGAGGGAACCAAATTTGAACAGGATCGCACAGCTCCGGGAAGAGAAGGGCCTGTCCCAAAAGGAGTTGGGAGACGCCATTGGCGTCAATCAGAGCACCGTGCACCGGTATGAGACCGGAGAGTACATCCCCCGGCTTCGCATCGCCATGCGGATGATCGCAGTCCTGGACTGCACCATGGATGATATTTTAGAGCGGGATACCGCGTGAGAGAGGAGGCGGAAGCATGGCGGAAATTCTGAAATTTAAGGAGGCTGCCGACTATCTCGGAGTCTGCGAGCGGTCCTTGCGGAAGATGAAAGCGGACGGAGATATCCGCTGCATCCAGTATGCGCGGAATGGGCGCATCCGTTTTGACAAGGCAGATCTGGACGCCTGGATCGCCTCCAGGACCATCCCAACAGCCGCGGAACGGGCAAGAAAGGTAGTTTTGCCCGGCGGCACCACCCTCCGGCGCAGGAGAGCTATTTAAATCAACATACCACAAGATAGGAGGTTTTACCATGTCGGGAAAATACATAACCGGCCTTAAAACAGCCCGTCAGACGGCCTGTTTGACACAGGAACAGGCGGCGGAGATCGTTGGCGTCTCCCTGGAGAGCTGGAAGGCATACGAGTACGGGGAACGGCTGCCGCCCAACAGGACCATTGTGCGGATCTGTAGGGCGCTGGACGCGGATTGGCTCCGGCTGGAATATGCGCAGCTGATCCTCGAAGACCTGGACGTGCTCCCTGATGGCCTCTGTGTGCAGGGCCTTCCAACAGCGGTCCTGACTTTGTCGGACTATACCAGCCGGTTGCTTGACGCATACAGGCGCTTGATACAGATCGCGGCAGACGGCCGCATTGACGAGAATGAGCGGGAGGATTTTGAGGACATCAAATCCATTATCCTGGGGACTATCTGTTCTGGCCTGCAAGTGGTCTATGCGCCTATGCCCCCTGTGGAGATAAAAAGAGACCGCCCCGCGGCTGGCACCACGAAGCGGTCAGAGGTTCGGACTTGCATCCAAACAATCGCATAATTATTTTACACCAAAACAGCAAAGGATGCAAGCCCTAATTCCCCAAAAGGAGGTTTGCAAAATGTCGGGAACGGCTGTGTTTTTTGTGATCGTCGGCGTGATGTCTCTGACAGAAAAACTGTTCCGGCTGATCGATTGGATTGAGAGAGGGTAAGAGATGGATAGAGTGACAGGGCGCATGGATATCGCCTGCAAATATGGGCTTGATGTTGCCGTTTTTGTACATAATATCGTGTTTTGGACAGAGAAAAACGCGGCGAACCGCAACAATTTCCGCGATGGCCGGTATTGGACGCACAATTCCCTGGATGCCTTTGCCGCCCTGTATCCCATCTGGTCCAAGGATCAGATCAAGCGGATCATCGCCAAGTGCAGAGATCAGGGACTCCTCCTGACCGGCGCTTATAACGACAACCCCTACGACCGCACGAAATGGTATGCGCCGAGCGACGATCTTCTGCGTTTTTACGGCATTGAGATCACCCCTGATGGCATATGGCGAAATCGCCATATCGATGGTGCGGAAATGCACCAATCTACATATGGCGAAATCGCCAAATGTACAAATGGCGAAAACGCCACATGTAATAAGGTACAAGATAATACACAGATAATACCCCCTATATCCCCCAAGGGGGAAAAGCGGGATCAGCATTCCAAAAAGGCGCCGAAGAACACCCCAAAATGGAAGCCTGAACGGTTTGAGAAATTCTGGAGCTATTACCGCGAGAATGCCCGGAAGGAAAACCGCATGGGGGCCGTCAAAGCGTGGGACAAGCTGAAGCCGGATGATGCGCTGATCGAGACCATGGGCCGGGCCTTGCAAAAGCAAGTGTCCTCGCCGAAGTGGCAGGACGGCATCGGGATCCCGTATGCCAGCACCTGGCTGAACAATGCCCGGTGGGAAGATGTGCTGGAAGCGGACACTTCCGGAAAGGCAGGCCAGCGCCGCTATGCCCGCACAGAGATCATCGACGGGAGGGAGGTTGACATCTACGAGTAATGACAAACTGCGGTCTGTGGAGGCGGAACAGGCGGTCTTGGGGTCTATGCTGATCGATCCCGGCTGCATTAAAGACGCCGCTGCCCGCTTGCAGGAGGATGACTTTTTCCTGGTCATGGATCAGCAGATCTTCCGCACGCTGGTGCAGATGGACCTGGAGGGGAAGCCCGTGGACGGCCTGATGGCTGCTGAGGAGCTGAAAAACCAGCATCTGGGCGAAGAGGCGGAGACCCGGGCCTATCTCGCCCAGCTGATGGAGATCACGCCGACCTCCGCCAATGTGCTGGAATACGCGGATATTGTCCTGGACCGCTCCAAACGCCGCCATTTGCGGCAGGCGCTGCAGGAGGGCCTGGAGCAGTTGGAAAACAACGAGCCGGAGGAGAACATCCTCCCCTGTTTGGAAAAGGCTGTGAATGAGCATATGGAACGCGCCTCCGGCGACCTCCTGACGCCTGCCCAGCAGGTGGAGAGCTTCTGCCGCCGGCGGGAGCTTATCGACTCAGGGCAGACCCCATATGTTCGGACCGGCTTTCCCCAGCTGGACAAGCAGCTGGGCGGCGGGATGCAGAATTCCGGCATGTACATCATGGCCGCCAGACCCGGTATGGGAAAGACCACGCTGGCCCTGTCCATTGCGGAATGGGTGGCCCAGACGGTGGGGCCGGTGCTGTTTATTTCGCTGGAGATGGACAGCGACCAGGTGACCGCCAAACGGATCGCCGCCCGCGCAAAGCTGAACTATCAGGACGTCCTGTCCGATACCCTGACGGAAGAAGAATACCGGCGTGTGTCGCAGGCCATAGTTGAGATCGGGAAAACCCCCTTGATCGTCAACGCCGGCAGCGCCGCCACGATGGCAAAGATCGCATCCATGAGCCGGGGGCGGAAGGGGATCAAACTGGTGGTGGTGGATCATTTCAGCCTGATCCAGACCTCCGGCAGGCAGGACAGGGTGCAGGAATATACGGCGGTCTCCAACGGCCTGAAACGGCTTGCGCGGGCAATGAAGATCCCGATCCTGGTGCTGGCGCAGCTGAACCGTGCCAATGAGAAGCGCTCCGACAAGAGCCCCATGCTGTCAGACCTCCGGGAAACGGGCGCTGCGGAGCAGGACGCGGACGGCGTGATCATGCTCCATCGACCGGACTATTACGACAGGGACGACAGTCCGGAAAACAATGCCGCGCCGGTCCTGGTGGATGTAAATGTGGCAAAAAACCGCCATGGCGGAACAGGACATGTATCGCTGTCCTTCTACCGGCGGACGGGAATTTTTAAGGAGAGCTTTATCAAATAAACAATACAGAGGTGCAGTATGAAAGAATTGAAAGTAAAATTAACTTTTATCGAACCGATTCTCGGAACATGCCCTAATAACGAAGACATATATCGGGAATTTATCGGGAAAAAGGCCCCGGACGCAGGGACGATCGACGACGAAGTTGCAGCGATTGGCGTGGATGCGGTCGCTGACAAGGGAAAGACCGTATTCCCGCGCATGGAGGATGGAAGGCCGTTTTTGTATGATTACCAGATCAAGGGCTTTTTCAAGGACACCTGCGGCGGTTTGCGCAAAGTGAACGGAACGGCTTCCAGCAAAATCAAAGCGTTCAAAAAGGAGATCGACAGGCTGATTTTCCCGGAACCCAGATGCATTCCGATTTGTTTTGACGGGCAGGTTGGAGAATGCCAGCGCCCCTTGCGGGCACAGACCATGCAGGGGGAACGTGTGAGCCTTGCTATCAGCGAGCAGATCCCGGCGGGAGCAACTGCCGAATTTACGGTGGTTTGTCTGTCTGACGGACATGAGGCCGCCGTATGCGAATGGCTCGATTATGGAAGGTTTTCCGGAATCGGACAATGGAGAAACTCTGGAAAGGGCCGGTTTACCTGGGAACTTGCAGAATAAGGACGCTGCAAAGGCA